AAAAGTCCAAGACCATCGTAGTGCACCTTATCGTCGCAGAAAATACTGTAGACGATGACATTGTGGCTACGCTAGAAGGTCGTGGCAAAACTCAGAACGAATTGTTCCAAGCCATGAAAGACCGTCAGAGTCAAAAATAGTTTCAAAAAAGTTTGACTTTCAGTTCACGAGTATGATATAATAGAATCATGGTGGAAATGGTTCTACCATATTTTGGAGTCTATATGTCAGGTATCAAGGGTACTGTCAAAACAATCAATGTCACTAGTAGTGACCTTCAACTCATCGAGTTCATGCTCGAACACAGTGAAAAAAGCGCAAGCAAAATGCCCGAATGCGAAACGAAGGCGCATATGGGTATGCTACATTCTGACCTTCGCAAATCTTTACAGGAAGCAAAATAATGAAAGAAGAAGTACAGCTCTGCCTAGCCGCAATGCGCAATGCACCAGCGCCCAATGTTTCTAGTAGTTACTCGTTTTTTCCGACTTCAGATGTTGTTGAAAGTCTGCGCTCGGTCGGTTACCTTGTGAGTGGGTCGAACCAACAAGGCAAAACCGATTACGGAATCCATGTGGTGCGGATGCGCCATGAGTCGTTCATTGATGAAAAGTTGGCACCGGAAATCGTTATCAAGAACGCCAGCAACGGATATTCTCCGCTTCACCTCATGTCCGGTCTGTATCGGATGGTTTGCTCCAACGGTCTGATTGTTGGTAGTAGTCATTCCGAAGTCAAGTTGTTCCATCGTAAAGGCACCACGATGGATGCCGTGTTCGACGGCGTTAAGTATATCGTCGAACAGACTGACCTGGCAATCGAGCGCTCGACTGAGTGGAGCAAAATCAAAATGGAGCATGAAGCTCGTGCCCACTTCACTCAGATGGTCGGCACCATGCTGAAGAAGGATGGCAACTTGTTCATGCCCGACGAATTGCTCAAGCGCCGATATGACGAAGAGTACAACCTGTGGACCTGTTTTAACCTTGCGCAGGAATCCATTATCAAGGGTGGCATCCGAACTACCCGTGGTAATCAACTTCGTGGTATTTCCGGCGCTGCACGAAATGTCGATGTCAATCGTGGGCTGTGGCAAGTTGCAGAAGAATTTGCAGCACTCTCGTGATTGCCGAATGAACATCTTCTTTCTCGACCGTGACCCCATCGTTGCATCACAATACCATTGTGATAAGCATGTTGTCAAGATGATACTCGAAACAGCGCAGTTGCTTTCAACTGCGCACCACGTACTTGGTACTAAGCACCCCGAACTAATCTATAAGCAGACCCACACCAACCATCCGTGTGGCACCTGGGTTCGTCAGTCCAGTGGCAACTACCTGTGGACCCATGCTTTGCTTGGAGCACTTTGTACTGAGTACACCCTACGGTATGGTAGAGTCCACGCCACCCAAAGCAAAGGTATTGTTGATGCGCTCAAGTTGGCGCCCGATACCATCAAAGTATCTGACTTCTCTGAGCCACCTCAGTGTATGCCCGATGTTTTCAAGGCTGGTGATTCTGTCACTGCCTATCGTAATTACTATCGCAATGGCAAAAAGCACATGACCACTTGGAAGACCAAGACACCTTGTTGGTGGGATACACATTTGTTTATGGAGTGAAATAGTAACCATCCCTTATTGGATTGATTCAATCAATGAATCGTACGGTGAAAATGTCTATTTTAACTAGTGAAATATACCGAATTAAGTCCATTTATCGACTTAATAAAGTGATATTCGATATTAAGACTCAAATGGTCTCACGTACGTGACTACGTCAGAATCCATCAAGGATAATATCTTGATAGATATACGTACGTGGACTATTTTAAGTAGGAATTTATGGACCAAGTAATAAGTTTAGGTGAAGCGCTTGACATGGCTGATGTGGACGAAGACTGTACAACGTACATAGTACTTGCATTCAGCAAGTCCGGTCAATCTGTATTTGTAGCTGGTGGTGACATTGATGTTCTCAAGACAGGAGCTCAAGTGATTACTGACAGTATTGCCAAAGCACATGCTAAGAAGCAAAACTAGCTTAGCTCCAGCTCGGGGGGCCTGCCGTAAGGTAGATAGCCGAGAGACGTCCAGCCGGAGGTGATGTCATTTGAAACAACACCGGCAGCTCACGATGAGCCAAAGTCCGCGCATGTATTTCAGCGCTCACTGGTCCACTCAGGCGTGAGCACTTATTTATAGTTGAAAATAGTTCTTGACAAATGTCAAGACTATATGATATAATTAATTAATGGATAATCCTGTCCATTGAGTCACATAGGAATCAGAGTATGAAACGACATCATCAATACGATATAATTCTCGCCTTTATTCAAGGGCACCCTATCCAGTACTTTTACCACGGAAAGTGGTGCGACTGGAGTCCCGAGTCAAGTGCCTTCCCTGAGTTCGGCGCTTACGACTGGCGAATCAAACCCAACCACATTGCCCAACTTCAGGAAATGGCTGAGCGCCTTGCCCAAGCCGGTTGGATTTCCGAAGCCAATCTGCTCGACGAACATCTCGCTGAGTTGGCTGAGAAAAAGAAAGCCAAAGTACCTGACCGGGAAGAAATGAAAAAATTGCTTTCCAACTTCCGTACGACCGACCCAGTGCTCACTGCCCAATCGGTCTATGCCGCCGCTCTTCGTTCGCTCAACATGGAGGTTACACTGTGACTGTTTTCAGACCACTTCTTGCAGCAACGCTCAAAGTACCAAGTGCGTTGAACTTACCCATGCTTGCCAGTCCGAAACTCGATGGTATTCGGGCAATTGTTCGTGATGGCAAACTCTACTCACGAAATGGAAAGTTGATTCCAAACCGATGGTGCCAAGAACTTTTTGGTTGTATCAAAAACGAAGGGTTTGATGGTGAACTGATTGTTGGCAGTGCCACAGACCCTAATGTCTACAACAAAACATCTTCTGGTGTAATGTCATTTGACGGAAAGCCCGATGTAATGTTCTTTGTGTTTGATAATGCAGCGCCTGAACACAAAGACAAACCTTACCAACAGCGCCAACAAAATGTGTCTGACCGTTGGCACAACGACCCACACGATTTCCCACGAGTACTCATACTCAAGCAAGAAGAAATACAGACTCTGCACCAACTCGAATGCTTTGAAGCAAAGTGCTTACAACGTGGGTACGAAGGCATCATGGTTCGTTCCAAGAATGGTAAGTACAAGTGGGGGCGGTCTACCGAGCGCGAACAAATCATTTTCAAGGTCAAGCGCTTCACCGATTCAGAAGCTCAGATTATTAGTATGGTTGAACTTCAAAGCAATCAAAACGAGCAGACCACTGATGAACTTGGCCGGTCTAAGCGCTCACACGAAAAAGCTGGACTTGTACCCATGAACACTATGGGCGCCATTCTGGTTCGTGACCTTGATACCGGTATCGAGTTTGAAATTGGTTCTGGGTTTAGCGCAGACCTGCGCCAAGACTACTGGGATAATCAGCCCAAGTACATCGGTAAAATTGTCAAGTACAAGCACTTCGAAGTGGGAGTCAAGGACAGACCCCGCTTCCCTGTGTACATCGGACTAAGGAGTGAAATTGACCTATGAGTGAAATCAAAATCAAGCTGACAGATGAGCAAGAAGATGCAATAACAATTGCGTCCTTGAAAGAGTCGTACAAAAATGTAAAAAGTGCTAAGGACAAGGATACAAAAACTTTGCTCCAAGCACTAAGTACGGTGCTCAAGTTTTACGGAGCAGACCATGGCGACTGACGTTCAAATTGTTTACATACTATACATCGGTGGCGTGATACACGATGTTTATGCCACCCGCCCATTGGCTGAAAAAGCTAAGCATACCCTGCACTTAGCACAAGGTACAAAGTACATTGTTGAATACCCTGTTATTGGACGTGTCGCATGAGTAAGAACAATGGCTAATCTGAAACATGTCAAAGAACTCTGTAAATTTGCTGAAAGCCAAGGTCTTAGCACTAAGACCGAAATGCGAGGTGGGACACATGTTGGAATCAAGCTCATACTTCCTAGTGGTGAGTCTACCACTATGATTATAGGCGCTTCAATTTCAGACCGTCGTGGCGTCTTAAACAACAGAGCGTTCATCAAGCGCTTTGTACGACAACATACAACTGGAGAGAAAAATGTCTGAATCACAATTTGAGTTTGAGCTAAACTCCACCGTTCAAATTGATATTAGCGAAGAGCAGGGTATTGTCATTGGTCGTGCTGAATTTCTTAACGGCGAAGACCGATACCAACTGCGTTATTGCAACCCAACTGGTGAAGCAGTTGAGCGTTGGTGGAGGGCTTCGGCTTTGACTGCCGTAGAAGATTAACGGTCCATCAATTCTGATTAAATCAGGATAAAAAGTAACGAAAAATCCACCTCAAAAGGGTGGATTTTTTAGTTGAAATCGACTTTATTAGGTCGATTTTTGACTTTATTAGGTATATATGTGGTACAGTTCAATATAGATACTTAAAAAGGTCCACGTACGTTCATACGTGAGAATCCATCAAGGATTATATCTTGATAGATATACGTACGTGGACCTTTTTAAGTATCTTTCTACCCGTTAAATTGGACAGTTGGGTCGGAAAATTTGGTTGTATTGCTGTCGTAATTACGCTTTATGCTTGGCAACTTAAGATGTGTGTAGTCCAATAAAGTCTCTGCAGTCATTGATACTTCAAACTTGTCCGGCGCTGATAACGTGGAACTAACGCCACTTGTGAAGCGAATTAACTCGGTACCACATGGGACGTTCGGGCTAATCATTGGCATAGTAAACCATGTAGTTCCGGCGTACGAAGCAAATTTTACAAAGTCTTTTAGTTGCTTTGATGTGAGTGTCCAGGTCAAGGTGTATTGGGTATAGCCACGAGGTCCATGCTCACTAACAAACCCACTAGCCTGTGGTAGCGGTAGCGTGGTAGGCCATGACTTCGTAAATGGTTGGACTGACAGGGTTGCCCAATCTGTCAAACTATGGGTTTCGACATCAAAGGTAAGTAGTACCATGTTGGTGAGTGGAATACGATTAGACTGGATTGTAGATACCAACTTAACTCGATGTCGGGATACTGGACAGGCATCACTTGAGTTACCACTAATTAACTTCATTAACCACCAGTCATTTGCGTTTTCACGAACCCACACAAGGAAGTCCGACGCCACCTGGTGAGTCATACGGAATGAAAGTCTAACAAGACTGGCTTGGTGTAAGTAGGTTCTGCGCTGGCGCACATGTCCGCTAGCTTGCTTGACTCTAGCCAATGCACTGTCAACAGCAACGGAGTAGTTATCACGTATCGCCAAGCCGAACTTATTGTGTGGGAATACAATGTCTGGCATCAGCTGGTCCTCCG